CGTCCGGGCCTGAACGTGGTAAAATACTCAAAGGACTTTACAGGGCAGGCTTCACAAGAATAGGTATATCCTTTGAGAAGAACTTTGTACATGCCGACTCGATGGATGACATTGAATCTTGTTGGCATTATTAACTTAACGAAAGGAGGCCATTATGAATAACGATAAAAAGACTACCGTGGCGGCGGCTATAGCAGCGGGTTCGCAGATCGTGGGATTAATCGCACCCATGTTTGGATTGATAATCCCCTTGGAAGTATTTCAGGGAATATCAGCCATAGCATTGTTTGTGTTAGGATTTTTCGCGAACAGAAAAGATTAACCTTTTCTTTCCACCCCCAGGGCGCCGGGGAGGAGTACCCGGCGCCCCCCTCTTTTAAGTTTACATAAGTCGTGATAATTTGCGGACGTAGTAAAATAATTTTTCCTCTTATATCGGTAGGTTCCGAAGCACAAGTTTACAATTCGTAAATATTACGGAATTTGGCACACTTCTTCCGTGTTATTATATATAGAGCGCGGAGTGGTGAACGTGAAAAAAATCCAATCCACATTAAAGGCCAAAAGCAAAACCCCCAGTGTCGTGCATACACGACATCACCACCTGGGGGTTTTCTTTTGGCCGGTGGAGGGAATATGCGTGCAAGGAAGATTTTAACCATATTCGGTGAGTTGGTTCTCTTGTTTCTCGGCATTGCCCTAATTCTGTTTTGCATGTTCATGGTCTGGGAAACGGCAGAGCGTCCACCCCAAGGTCTTCCTAATTATCAAAAAGTCAAGATTGAGAGATACTGCGCAGAGAGAAAAATCCGGCCATCGGTAATTGAAATCCTTCCTAATGGCCGCATGTTCTACGAGATGAACGGAAAGCGATGTGAGATAAAGTAATGGATAGATCATGTCCATCGTTACGCGAGAAAATAACTGAACTCCGGTGCAAGATGTTGCGAGCGGAAAATGTCAAGTTTTGGGGAGATAGGTCTTTCGAAATGACTCGTTGTCCATGCGAGAGGGAGGAAAAGGTTATGGCAAAGGGAAAATGCAGTAATTGCGAGAGATATGGTGTGAATTTACAACCGGGGACGGGCCGGTGCTGCCAGTGTTCAAAGCATATTGCCGGCACTCGATATGATCCCGAATCAAGAAAAATAAAGCTGGCTGAGGCTAAGGAATTGTATGGAAATCTCAAGCCCGGTGAAAGGAAGCCCGTATCGAAAGAAAGAAAAACCGACGGGAAAATCGGTCTGTGTACGGAATGCGGCAGGGATGACAAACGGATTTATGGAAGTCGTGGGATAAGCCGCTGCGGGCGTTGTAAGAGCGCCTTCTATAATAAATCTAAATCCTCTAAGAATTTGCCCACATTGTCAGATGGTCTGCCGGCTCAAGCGCATCAATCGCCCCCTCTCCCGGAAACTAAAAAGACGACTAAGGGGTATGACACTCCAGACAAAACGGAACACATAATCCTCACGTTTCTGGACATAACCGACCGTGAAATTCTGGAATTCCTGCAAATGGAAGCGCAGCGTTGCAGACGGTCTGTGGAGCAGCAAGCAATGTGGTTGCTCCAATCGCATCTACCTGACATTGCCAAGGGGGCGGATCTTGATGAACCAAATACGTGAATTATTGATGTCAAATGAGCAAGTTAAGGATTCGGTCTCGTTATCTCATATCCGAAGACAAAAGATTGAGAAAGACCATAGAATTATCCGGTGCCTCATTAAGATTTGGGCGCCGGGTTATCATCTCGCAAAAAATCCTGAGTCAGGACGTAAGCGACGGTACCAGGAACCGGGAGAATTAACATAGCCTCCCTCGTTGCTGTGTTAACCGGATCGCATCACGACACCGGGGTTGGCGGCAACGATAATTAACCTGCCTGTAAAGTAACAGGAGATGATTATGATTGAAAAACTGGTAAGATGGCTGAGGGAGATAAAAGGAGGGGATAGAATATGGAAGCTAATTTAGAGGTGATCCAGGGGAAAGTGTTTGATGTTATCGGGGTGGCGGACGCAGTGATCGCTCAAATGGCTGAAAAGTATCTGCCGCTGAAAATTGACGGTATTGACGATAAAGAGGGCTACAAAAGGGTACATGATGCCCGGATGGTCGTCAAAAGTACCCGCGTTAAGGTTGAAAAAAAGGGCAAGGAAATACGAGAAGACGCGGTGAAGTACCAGAAAGCCGTCATTGCCGAAGAAAAGCGGATCGTCGGGTTGATGGAACCCATTGAAGCCCACCTGTCCGCCGAAGAGAAGGCCGTTGATGACGCAATGGAGGCCATCACGCAGGAAGCCTCTCGTAAAGAAACCGAACGTATTCAGGCGCGGATTGACCGACTTGAGTTTGACTACGGCATGGGACTGTTCGGGCAGAATTACAAGCTGCCCTTTGAGGCACCAGGGATGGAGGTGCCCCTGGCGTTGTTGAAGGTCTGTACCGACGAACAATTTAAGCAGTTCTGTGTGAAAATTCAAGAAGCCCGAACAAAAGAAAACTTGCGGCTTTTTGAAATTGAGAAGGCGGCTTACGATGAACACGAACGCCTTGCCAAAGTCGCCGCCGAACAGGAAGCCGAACGGCAACGGTTAGAAGCCGTTGCGCAAGCCCAGGCGGACGAGAAAGCTGAATGGGAACGGATTAAGAAGGCCGAAGCAGATGCCGTCGAAGCGGCAAAGCAGAAAGTCATTGATGATGAGAAGCACGCCGTCGAGCTCGAAAAAGCCCGGCAAGAAGCCGCGCTGAAAGCCGTTAAGGATTTAGAAGAAAAGACGAAGAGAGAGGCGGCGGAAAAGGCCGCGAGGGAAGAACGGGAACGGATCGCGGCAGAAAAGAAGGAGGCGCGAAGGCCGGACAAACAAAGACTGTTCGATTTTGCACGAATGCTTGAACTGGACTTTGCTTTTCCCGATATGAAAACAGAGGAAGGGGCGGTAATTATGAAAGAATTCAAAAATGGGCTTATTGTGCTTGCGAATAATCTCAAGATAAAAGCGGGGGCATTATAAAGGAGGAGGATAAATGAATGACAATGAAGAAATAATTCAACAAGAAATGATGGTGCCGGCTCTGGCAAGTGAAACCTTGATTGCTATAGCCGATCAAGCGGACCGGCGCATGGATGCCGTTCTGAAAATCAAAAAGGTTGCCTTGAAGGCGACAAACGCTCGTGATTGGGCGGATCAGAACGGTAATCCCTATCTTCAGGTCAGCGGAAGCGAAAAGGTAGGCCGAATATTCGGCGTATCATGGCGGATAGATGAACCAATTTGTGAACTCCTTGAAGGCGGCCATTTTCAATACACCTACCAGGGAGAGTTCTCCCTTGCAGGGGCCATTATCACCGCCATAGGAACCCGATCAAGCAAAGACCCTTTTTTTAAGCGGTATGCCTGGGGCAAGAAAGATGCGGACGGGAATAGTGAGAAAACAGAACTCCCACCCTCTGAGATTGACAAGGGCGATGTTAAGAAGGCAGCCTATACTAACTGTATAGGTAACGGGATAACGCGGCTCCTGGGCATCCGTAGTTTGACGTGGGCTGACTTACAGGAGTTTGCCGGGATCAGCCAAGAACAGGTCATGAGGGTTGAGTATAAAGATAAGGGCAAAAAGAAGGATGAAATCGAAACCGAAGGCGCCCAGACCGTGACTTGCGCGATTGCCGATGTCCGCAAGCAAATGAAAAAGAAAGACGGTACCTTGATGAAAAGTCCGCTTTTTAATATTATTTCCACAGACAATAAGGAATACAAAACCTTTAGTGAATCGCTGGCGAAACTGGCCAAAGAAGCTAAAGATGCCGGGGTTATGGCTACTATCACTTTCGAGGAAACAAAATACGGATTTGATCTAAAAACTCTTCTGCTTTGTGTGCCGGACGAGAAGGAAGAGGAAAGGAATCTGGGTGAAGAAGGATGATAATTGAGAAAATATTAGAAGCCCAACAAAGAAAAATTAAGCAAAGACCCATTAATTCTAACACTGCAAGCGAACTCGGGCACCCCTGCCTATTGTATCACGTATATCAAAGAACCAGATGGCAAGAGCGCACCCTTCATGATGCACGGGTACAATTAATTTTTGGCATGGGAAATGCAGTTGAAGACCTGGCCATGCAAGAACTGAGGGAGGCAGGTTTTAAGGTCGTCGAACAACAGCGCCCGTTTTCCTGGCCTGATTACCAGATCACGGGGACGGTTGATTGTAAGCTGCTTCTTGATGGCGAAGCAGTCCCAACGGAAATCAAGTCATGCTCTCCTTATATGTTTGATAAAATCAACGCCATAGACGATTTGACGAGGGGAAAATATCTCTACCTGCGTAAGTATCCAGCACAGCTTACGCTTTACCTGCTTATGGATAATAAGGAACGGGGCGTCTTCCTATTTAAAAACAAGAGTAATGGGCAATACAAGGAAATATGGATGAACATTGATTATGCCTTGGGTGAAGAACTTTTGAAACGAGCGGAGTGTATAAATCGGCATGTAGCTGCCAGCACATTGCCCGATCCAATGGAATACGATGAAGGTGTTTGCGACAAGTGCGGATATGTCCATATCTGCCCGGTTTTTCACGTCGGGAAGGAGGTAACTATTTTAGATGATGAAGAACTCGCCTCCCTGCTCGCAGAATATGAGCGTCTCAAGCCTTATGCTAAGGCATACGATGACGTTGATCGGATCCTCAAGGATAAGCTTAGCGAGAGAGATAAGGTGCTGATTGCCGACTGGTACATCACCGGAAAATGGGTCGAGAAAAAGGCCTTTTCAGTTGCCGCCGGGAGATATTGGTTCAAGAAGATTAGCAGGATGCAAACCTAAGGAGGTTCGTTGAGATAACGATAGAGATAACCCGCGCCGCTGAGGATAAGCGGGAAACCACAGCCCAATCACGGCGCTGGGTTGATTAACTGTTTATGTGAGGTGGAATATGGGTTATCAAATTGTGTTTGTGTGGTCAGAAGAATCGGCAGTAGAGCTTGAGAGTATGGGCTTTAAAAAACAAGAGGTCTACATGAAAGAGGATTCTGGGGGCCCAACAGTAGAAGCAAATAAAAAAGGTGATGCGGAATTTTTTAGTATGAAACATAAACCATATCAGTTTATTACAACAAGTTATTGGGGCGCCGGAGCTGATTGACACATAACGATAAGGTCAGCGGCAGGCGCTTTTGCCTGTCCGCTGGAGTGACTGGTTATACATTTTGTTTTTTATAAGGAGATGGATCGTGACCAAGGGAGAAGCGATAAAATTGATGGATACAAAGTTTTGGGAAACTATGACGCTGAAAGAACGCGCAATGTTCCAGATGTTTGAAAAAAGATTGTGTATGCCCTTCGATGTTTTCCATGAGGCTGTAGAAAAAACATTGGGCCGTCCTGTCCTGACGCATGAATTTGGCCTGAACTGGGAAGGTATACAAAAGGAACTTCTTGGCGACACACCTGCGCCGACAATGAAAGACATCATTAATATGATACCGGCAGAAAAGCGTATGATTGTTGTAGTTGTATAACGCTAAGATAACCCGCGCCGCCAAGAGTGAGCGGGAAACCTCAGCCCGATCCCGGCGTCGGGTTGATTGATTGGTTGTGCATTTTCATTTCCATTTTATATATTTTAATGTTGTTTTGTTTTTAGAATCAGTAATACATAATTTCAAATATTTGCCGAGGTGTTCGGCTGAAACGGAGTCATACACTTGCAAGATATAAGAAACGTCACTATTAGCGGGAATAATAATTTTATGTCTTTCCTCTTTTGGATAGAAAAAAGGGGAAATGAGTTTGTTTGTGATTGTTCTAACAGCAATGTATGCCGTGTTTTCAAAAGAGGCCGGATTGTCTATTTGTAGCTTTATATGGCAGTAGATATCTTCTTTATTGTCATAATTTTTTGTAGTCTGTATTTGCAGTATTTTGATTTTTGGCTTTTGGTAGTAGATGTAAAATTTCCGCATGATATAAAATAGGGTTATTAAAAGGATTAGGTTTCTAAGTGTGTCCATAATACCTTGCGGAGAAAGGAGATAAACAATAACATCATGAATGAATTTTTCCATTATTTATGGACCCCTGCGGGATTTGTGGATTTCATAGGTCTTATATTGGCTTTCCTTATTTTTGTGGCAATATTTCTTGTTGCACAACGCTAGAAATGAGGCGGCGGGGCCTCATTGTATCAGTAAAATCACCGAAGGTGTTCCCCGCTCGCCTCGATTGACTGGTTCAAGTAAGCCGCTACGCGGCAGATTTCAATAATGTCCTTTATATCATCATAAAACCACACCGTCACCCATA